ACTGGAAGCGTGGGGCAAAGAACGAGGCGCACGGATCATGTGCATGAGCGAACTTGTCATCGACGGAGCCACGCCTGTTGCAAAGATGCTCGGGCGCATGGGATACGTGAACACCGAACGAACGCACGTAAGGGAGATTTGATATGGCAGCAATTTCGTCCGTCATCGCAGGCATCGCAGCAGGTGTGGCAGCCGCCGGAACCAGTTACGCCGTCGTTGCCGGCGAGCGCGGCGCATCCATGCAGCAGCAGGCAATGAGCCAGCAGAAGAAGGCGCAGGACGCCTCCGCAGCCGCGGCCCGCTCACAGCAGCGACGCAGCCAGCAGGCAATGGCCGCCGCCAACCGCGCCGAACCGAACGTCGCCGGGATCATGGGTGCTGCCGCAGCCGATGCCGCAGGCGGTCCCGCCAGCACCATGCTGACCGGGCCGATGGGCGTCAATCCCCAGGATCTTCAGCTCGGGCGCTCGTCGCTCCTCGGAGGTTAACGTGAGCCAGTACACCGGAGACGCATCCTCTTACCCCAACGCGCCCACGCGGGATCGACTGTTCACCCGTTGGGGGCAGCTCAAGAGCGAACGCGCCTCTTGGTATGCACACTGGCAGGAACTCACGTCCTACATCCTGCCGCGCAACGGCCGCTACTTCGTGCAGGACCGCAACCGCGGCTACCGCCGGCACAACAACATCTACGACAGCACCGGGACGCGGGCGCTTCGCACCCTGGGCGCAGGCATGATGTCTGGCGCCACGAGTCCGGCACGCCAGTGGTTCAGGCTCGCCACGCCCGATCCCGAACTCAACTCGTTCACGCCCGTCAAGCTGTGGCTCGATGATTGGCACAATCGGACGCATCCCGTTTGGTCCGTAAATGTTGAGGGTATTCGCGTTACCCGTTGCTGTTCCGCCTGCGTTTGGATCGCTCAACGATGCAACCAACTGCAATAGCGTGGCACTCAATGCGACCGGCACGATAACAAACTTTGGCATCACGTTGATGATCGCATCCGATGCCGTTCCGTCTGCTTTGTTCAAGCCTTTTTGAGTCATCATTTTGACAAACATCGTGTTCAAAGTTGTTACGCTTGGAGCCGCTGAAGCACCCGAAGTGTTATCACCCGAAACGTGAGACGAAGAAAACAAATTGTTACCGTCGCCCATCAAAGGGTTGGACGTTAAAACCTCGTAGACCTTGCGATTTTGGAAGCGTCGCATTGCGTTACCGTGCATCGCCGGGATACGGCTTAGCGCGTCTAGGTCATCGTTGACAATCGTTTCCCACGACACGCTGAACGACTCGCCGAACTTAGCGACCCGATACGATTCTTTAGCATCGCTCATAGCCTTTTCAGGGTAGTCCTTACCCTCTGGCACTTCCTCTGGATTTGGTGCCTCGCTAAACCGTGTGCGGTTGATGTTCTTGAAATCGTCCACGCTGTTTGCCGTTCGCGCCCAAAGATTCCAAGTGTATGGAGCTTCTTCGTAACCAGCCAAAAGCGTTTTGTTTGACGCATCCAAGAGCAAGTTTGCAAAGCTGCCCGTTGTGTGATACGCCTGGAAGTCGGATCGTTCAATTCGGTATCGCTGCGAAACTTCGAACGCACCTTGTAGCGTTGACATTCGCATGATTGCCCGAGCGATTTCGGGATTGCTCATTCGCTGAACTGGCAATCCAGCACGCTCACCAAACAGCGTAGCCATGCGAATTAAATTGAGTTTGCTAAACTCTTCGTGACCTTCCGCTGGCTTGTCGCCGCTAATGTAAAGGCTTCGCTGGATAGCTGTGCGTCCCTTGCTGCGACATACAAGCCCATCGCTAACCGCTGCAATGAATTTATCTTCGCTGGCCTTGGTAACGCGAACGTCACCACCGACCGAGGCCCCAAGTGGTTCGGTTTGCATTCTTTCGATAATCCTTTTACGAGCTTCGGAAAGTGGAATAAACTTGTCGCACAACTCATCCGCGAAAGCTCGCTCAACTTTGGCTATTGTGCATGTTGCTTGAATCTCTGTCCGCCTGACCTGATCGGCTTGCAATGCTCGCTTAATCTGGTCAACGGTTGCCGCTTGGTTCATGACCTTTGGCTTCATTTCGTCAGCCATCTTTTCGACTGGTTCGTGTGCCATGTTTTGCACTGGTGCAACAACTGGTTCGACCATCGGATCGGCCATGCTCTCGACTGGTTCCATTGGTGCCGGCCCTCCGCCTAGCTTGCCCATAAGCCATGATAGTACCTGGTTCGGATCGGTCATCCCATCGGGTAGACCTAGTGCAGACGCTTGGGCTAATAGTGCCTCGTCCAAGGTATCGTCCCGCCTATGCCTCAACATCTGGGAATCGCCTTCGTGCTTTATGGTCTGCTCAACTACCTCTGCCGTGAGCTTGGCTAGTTGGTCGAGGTCGATAGATGGGTTCATTTTCTGCATTTTCGCCAGCCGTTCCTTCACCCGATCTTCTAGGGTGTCGATGTGGTCGGCCATATTTGGCGTGTAGCTTGCCAAGATGCTGTCGGCTGGGTCTTGGCCTTGGTGGTGGTTCATTGGATTTCCACTAACGCTGTCCGTCCTACCCTTGCCAATTCCCGCTTTGCTTGCCGTTCCGTGGCATAGAAAAGATCAACGACTGGGAGCTTGGTTTTGCCCGATGCCTTCCGTGAGATTACTGCCGTCCCGGTGTCGTGAGCGTGGTATGCCTTGCCCTCAATTAGTAGGGTCGTTCCGTAGGGGATAATTTTAGGGTCTACTGCACAAGATTTGCCAGAGACTAACCGTTTTCCAGTAGAGCTTTTATAGCCAAACTCGTCCTCCCCCAACCAGTATGCCGTGATGCGAGCCTTGATGGTTTTCTTGGCTGGTGGCTTTGGGGTTTCAATCATTATGTTCGCCGCTTGGCTTGAGCATAAGAGCGTGATGGCTAGGATGATGATGGCTTTTTTCATCGTTAAGAAGTGGAGTCGCTCGCACAAGTGGCGGTAGCGTCTCGATGGGGATTCGTCCCCTTTTGTTCTTTTGCCTTGCTCGTTGTCAATCGGGGTCTTGAGCTTGTCGATCTGTGCTTCGATTGCCTTGGCATCCATCTTGTTAATCTTCACGCTTTACCTCCGTCCAATGGCATCGCTTGTTTGGCCTTTTTATCTTGCCCCTGCCCTCCAAATATCGTAGGTGGTACTGGATTGCTCCGTGGGTTTTCTTTAGCACTTCCGCAATCGTGCAAGTCGGAATCTCGTTAGTAATCAGAGTGAACACGGCATCTCTCAACATATCAATCGTGGCTTGGTTGCGAGTCGTGGCGTAGAGCTTTTCAAGTTCCTTTCCGGGGTAGCGATCAGAAAGGATGCCGTTGGCCTTTGCCTCTGCGGTTACATAAGATTCGTTCATTGAGTTTTCAAGCTACTTTGAGTTTAGGTTGAGGCAAGGGGTAGTTTTGGGTTGTTCAACAAGACAAATAATACTGGGCGATGTTCTTGCCACTGTTGGTTTTGACTGTTCGCTTTTCGACCATATACCCAGCCTTCCGCAAATCACAAACTCGGCTTGCCAGTCGGAAGCACTTGAACCAGTCGAGTGCCTCCAAAGCCGTGAGTGTTCGCCCAGATTGCAAGTGGGCTAGGATGCGAGCGTTCTGGTCGTGGCCTTCCGTCTTTACTGGATGCGTGGTTCGCATAAAAGGCAACTCAAACTGCTCTGCCTCGACCATAGAAATCATCGTGAACCTCCTTTGGCCTTGCGAACGGCAAAGTTACGGCTCTTTGCGTTCATTATGGTTGTTCGGTGGACTCCCCAAGCTCTTGCAAGCTCGCTCATCGACATACCGCTATCGAGTTGGTGCTTCCAGAGCGTCCATCGCTTCTTAACTGTGGAGTATTCACGATTTCGCCTTGCTCCATCCTTTCCACGAGTCGGAATAAGCTCTTTTGGGATGTCTAGGGGGGTAGTTACCCCTATTACGAACCTTTCAAGCCCTTTTGAGGCCAATTCTGCTCGATTTTGTGCCATTGTAGAGGTTAGTGTGCTTACCATTTGCTCAAACTCTCTTAATTTGTCCTCGCATAGCTTAACCCGGTGGATGGTGGCCGCTAAAACCATATCTTGAGGGTAGTTCACGGACACCCCGCTTCAACCCAGTCGCTATGGGTGTTGAATCCAGCTAATTTATAAGTTGGTGGGGATTCGCACCCCGATTTGATTGGTTTCTTCATTGGTTGGTTGTTTCCTTTCATTGGTTGTTGGTTGCTCCGTCTCTGACAGTTTCTTGCACACGCTCGCCAGTCCTTAACCGATGCCCTGCCCCCGACCTTCCATCC